ACATCATCACGTGTTGTGAACTGAAAATCAAATGTCTGTGTGCTTTCTTCTTGATACAATAATCCATCGTCTGCCACAATGTTGGTTTGCGAATACACACCTGTAGGATCAGTGATGTCTAAGAATCTTGACACGCCTGATGATGATCTCATCTGTGATTTAATTTTTGCAATTGATTGATTTTGTATGATTGGTAAAATTTGATAATCTTCTGCTGTGATCATTCTGTTGTTGGTGTAGAATGATTGCGGTGCTTGTGTTTTGATGTCTTGTATGGACTGTGATGCCGCGGCATTGGTCACAGCAGATTGCAGTGATGCTGTGAAAGTGAGTGTGTTGGTTTGTCCATTCCTAGACACATAATCAATTTCAATTGAAATGTTTTGCATGTCGGCTGTGTTGATGTTGTAACTCAATCCATTGCTTTGTCTAAAACTGCATCTGAAGTTGCCTTGTGGTAAAGTTCCATACACACCATCTGAAAACACAAGATCAACTTGGTCATTGGTTTTTGTAACCACAGCAAATTGGTTAGTGATGTTATTGGCCAGTTCATTGTAAATGATGTTGTTGCCAACTATGGCAGGCACCTTGGTCCATCTCTGTTCCAACACTCCATTTTGATCAAGTTTGAACAAGAACACATCATCGTTGTTGATGTTGTTCTCTTGAATTGACACCACTGTGTTGGGTGCTGTGTTTTTAATTGAAAAGTCCTGGGATTGCAGTGTGCCTTGTCTGAAGTGGAAAAAATATCCTGTGTTGTTTGATCCAAATCCTCGGTTGTCATTTCTGTACAACACGCTCATGGAGTTTCCTGCAATTGGTGGCTCTTCATATATGAATGTTTCATTAGCAAATGAACACGGCACCACTTCAAAATCCATGTTGACGCCGTTGATGTTTTGTGAGAAAGGAATTACTGGTAGGCCAAGATTGGCTCCATTTATTCTGTACAGTTGTGTTTGTATGCCAGCAATGGTGTCACTCATTTCAGGTTTGTTTACAAATTGCCCTTGTGGTAAACTTGCATTGAGCACAGCATTGAATTGATCAAGGAAATTGTCATTGGTCAAATCATTCCATAGTATAGCAGTGTTGGAAATGTCCTGTCCATTTGAATCCAACACACTTTCTGTGGTGGACACAGAAGTAATTTTTAAAAACCCTGATGCGGCTGTGTTTCTTTTTGGCTGATATGATATCAGCCTTGCCAGTCTCAGCACAGATTCTTTGCGTTCTGCAAGATCAATGAAGTTTTCTCTGGCATTGAGATCAACACGATATGAAATAGACTGTGCCACATATGATATCATATCAATCAATGCCACATATTCTGATGATTCAATGAAGTCATTGAACGACTCAGGATAGTTCAATTGAAGATAGTCTATCAGTGTTCTTCTGATGGTGTCAAAATCGTAAGATTTAAAATCTGCTTGTTGGAAAGTGCGATATATTTGTTGCCACACTGTGTTGGCCAAAAGACTGTTTTGTCGGGTGTTAGAAGCCATATAGAATATTTATTGCAAACAATATGTGACCTGTTAATAATTTGTGGTTTGGTTTGAAAAAACTTGGCTAGGACCTTGCAGTAATCCTTGATTTTGGTCAAACAACAGATTAATTGTCTCGCCTATGGCATAACCAATGTACAATACAGTCATTCTAACTGATAAACCGTGATCAGACTCTTGCACTTCAATTTGATCCAGTGTAACTCTAGGGTCATAGTTGACCACTGATTCAACATCTTGAATCACTAAATTTTTTGTTTCATCATCCAGTGGGTCAAACACATACAACCATATGTTGGTGCCGAATTCAGGATTTTCAAGTTTTTCACCTTTGCGAATGTTGAAATGATTCAACAAGTCCTGTTTGACCAATTCAATATCATACAGTTTGGGATCTTTAAACTCTCTGCCTTGCGTAGAAAAGCCTTTGAAAATCTGTGTGTTTACAGATGTTTTCTTTGTTTGCTTTTGATTTGTGAAGTTTACAATTGCCATCAGTTATATTTAATCTCCTACAAATACATCATTGTTTCTGCAGATGCCTAGCATTATGGTGTAAACCTTGAGTCTAGTCCGGTTTCTTCTCTGTCTGTTTCTTGTGGACGTGTAAACAGTCTGCGTTTGTTTTCGTGTTCAGCATATGGTTCTTGAGTGGGCACACGCTTCATGATTGATTTAGTTTGGTTTACTCCAACATTATCGAAAAGGCTTAATTGTTGCACAACAGTAGCTCCAACATGACCAGATACTACTGCATCTGCATCCAAGTCTGTTGTAACGCTTTTGACCAAAAAGTCTGTGCCTGCAAAAATATCAACATTGGTGCCTACCTCAATTTTTCCGTTTTCTCCTGCATATAATTTGTAGTCTACCCCTGCTTTCTGATTGATGTTTGATTCTGCAATCATTTCAATATTGGCCTTTGCATCAACATGCACTCTACCTGTGGTGGCTGATGCTGTTGAATTTACAAGATTAGCTCCTGCATTTTGCCCAGTGGCTTTGATGTTGACATTTCTACCTGCTTCAATGTTGACATCACGTTCTGCACGCATGTTGAAATCGTTGTCTGTGTGTACACTCACTGAGTCTTTGGCATAGATGTCAATCTTGCCGTCTTTTGAAAATTCAATCCAAGCAGTGCCATCATTGTTGATGATGTATGCCAAACCTTCTGTGTTGTGCAACAACAACTGTGCTCCAGATCGTGTTCTCAAACGAATCAATTCATTTTCAATTTCTGTTGCATTGGCGGTGCCTTCTCTCAACACCGGTGTACCGTCGTCCATCACAAATGTGTTACCGCCCAGTCGCGAATGTGCAACTTTAGCAAAATCAAATTCATCGCCTGAATCACCATATATCTTGCCATGTCTGTTGATGGCATTTTGTTTGGCAGTTTGCTGTCCTTCGAAGTCAATGGGTCCAGGAGTTGATATTCCAAACACCTGAGATGGTGTTTCACGTCTTGCTGATGAGGTTGTAGTGCCACGCACATCATCTTTAGCCAATCCCTGTTCAATCAGTGTGTCAGTGTGTGGTGCATGCACTGGTCTCACTGTGAATGCATTATCGTCTCTAACTTTTTGATTGATTCTTCGAACATTTTCAGATTCAGCCTTCCGCTGTGCTTCTGCCACAGGTGCTGATTCCAATGCTTCTGTGTCATTGTATTTTGTAACTTGTTCTGCATTGCCCACAAACTTGCCGGCACCAATGCCTGGTGTCATGTGATTCATAAAATCTTCATACACACATCCAATCCAATATGCATTATTAGGATTGCCGTCTGCAAACAGCACCAACACTTTGGTGTCTACATCTGGTGGCACCATCCAAAAACCGTATGACTTTTGTGTGTTGGCAAATTCTCTATCTCCAGCAGAAGTATCTCTCAGTGGTGTTTGGCCAGCAAAAGGAGAACAGTAAGAACAGGGCACTGTGGTTGCACTGGCATTTTTGTCATCGTATTTGCCATGCAGATCAGGAATATGCACAAACAGTCTGCCCATCCTGTTGACATCAGTGGGATTTTTGACATAGCCAATATAAGGACCGGGATTGAGTTTGATCTCCTGTTCAAGATCTGTGTATTTTTTTGATCTATTTTCTGCCATTTTTTTTATTTGTTATATAAATTTAACCTATTGTTGTTTTTTCGTACCACTGTTTCGGCGCTATTGTCTTTGCGAAACTTTAATTTTTTCAAGTAGTTTGACCTATTATCATTAGTTGTCACACCAACATTAAGGTTATTGTCGGCGTTTACATCGAATCCACGTGCTTTCATTGCATTTGTATTAGTTTTTGTGACATTGTTACCGGTGTTGTCGCCTGTCACTGAACCAGTAGATAATACACTTTGTGCTTGATACTCTAAAATTTGATCTTGATACACAGTACCTTTGAATTTCCCTCCTGGATTATTAGCAATTGTATCTGTGCCAGGTGTCTGACCAAGATTTTCTCTTTCTTGATCTGTGGCTTGATGACGCATTCTTACCATCTGCAATACATTTGTAAACACACCGCCAGTAAATCTTGATTCGCATATGAACACTTTGTATTTGCCTTCGAAGAATGCCGCATCTTGTATTTTGAACAGTCCTGTTCGGTCATCAAGATCAGTAGGTGTTTTAAAATCAACCTGCACATACACTTCATATTCATCTCCAGTCACTGCACCAAATCTATCAATGCTAGGAGATCCTTCCTCAAACGAGTCTGCATAGGATTTGTTCAGCACACTTTTTTGTTCAATCCACACAGGATCACCAATTATTTCCATCGTGGTGACTAACAAGTCAGCGGACGGGTCTTGTATTATTTGTTCGAAAATAGTTGCAACTTCGCCGTTGACCGTGTTGAGATCAGCAATGAATCCATCTTTGTATTGTCTTTCTGCTTCTTTTGAAACTTGGGTGGTGCCTAGACCTTTGGCTCCTGTGGTGTTTTCTTCTGTGCTCTCATTTGGCTGATTGCCAGAATTTGTGCTTGTTGATGCATCATCATTACCACCTTGTTTAAAATAAGGTATAGCTTGATAAAAAGCAAACTTATAGGTTACATTAAAATCAATGATGTCCTTGTTTTGGCCAGTGTACAAATATTGATACTTTCTAACTGGAATCACATTGCTGGCAAGATCAGTGGCTTCTTTTTTGAAATAATTGGCAGTGGCTTGAAATCCCCTCAATACCCATATGAATTCATATTGAGGTCTATTGCCGCCACCTCCTTCTTTGGTTATATCAATCTTTAGTCTTGTTGCTGTTCGCAATGCCTTTAAAAATTCTTTGTTGCCTTTGGGTTCACCGTTTTCATCAAATTGGTTGCGATAAAAATCACTTTCTCTCACCACTGCTTCAATAAAAGCTTGCATGGCTGTGCCAGCAGGCACAGTGACCTCACGCAGATTTTGTGATCTAGCCGACGGTGATTCTACATTGGATATGTTGAATACATTTGATGAGGATGAATTTACATCATAAGGAATCGTTGAACCAATTATTTCAGCATCTGACTCATCAATGCCAAACGTGTACACATCCGGGTCAATGATTCTGTTGTCTTGTTTAAGTTTTTTCAAAGTGTCGTTGTGCTTGTTGAAAAAATCTTCACACAGTTCTCCTACTGTGCTACCATTGACAGTTATAGTTTCTTGGGTAACACCATGCAGTTCTGTGGTTGCTAAATGTGTGGCAGGCCTTGCCTGTACTTGGTAAGTGGTTACTCCCGCTTCCACCCGCATTTCTATTGCATATATGTGTATCGGGATAAACCTTGAGGAATTGCCGAGGCGTGCTCCTGAT